AGGTTAAATCTTTGAATAGTCTCTCCAAAATCATTATATATAGGAATATTTATTGATACTTCTTGAACTTCTCCTTCACTTGCTCCTGCTTCTGGCTGAACAATTCTAAATACTTTTTGTGAAGTATAAGTAAATTGAGCAATTTCTTTAAATATTCTTCCCATATGCTCTAAAGCTGGTTCAACAATTGTATTAACCCACTGTCTAATTCTTCTTGTTCCATATTCATCCATTGCTAACATACCACGATATGTTTCATGACTTTGGTCTCCAACTCCTGACATACTTGATGCAACTCCACTAATATATTCTATATCTTGTTTTCCTTGTTGTGTAACTGTATAGAAAGCATTATTAATTGGTAAAGGCTGAACTGGTGTTGGAGGGTCAAATCCTTGTCTATATTTTAACATAGCTCCAGGAGAACTTGAATATTTTTCCCACTCTTCTTCATCTACACTTCCTTCAGTATATAACCATCTAAGATTTGATGCTAAGTTTGCATTATGTAACATAATTTGATGAGCTTTATTAATTTCTCTTTGTTTACCAATCATAGGTAATACTGCTCCCATAGGATACGGAGTTCCTGTATGACTATAAATTACAGGAATTATTGGATAGTCAGCCATAGGTAAAATAACTTCATACAAATACATATCTCCTACTGAAGCACACATCTTAATTTGTGTTTTGAAAAAATCTACAACTTCCACAACATTCTTTGCATAATTTTCATCTTTCATTAAAAGGTCAAAAGCCTTTTTCTCCATTGAATGTTGGACTGTTTTTGTTTTTAATTCAACTAACTGAGCTTCAATAATAGCTTGTTGTTCTTCAATCTTAGCTACTGCATCTTTTTGAGCTTTTTCCAATTCAAGAGCCATTCTTTCAGGAAGAATTTCTCCTTCTTGAACTAATTGCATTAATTCTAATTCTTTTTCTTTTAAAGAGACTTCCATATCTTTAGATATGAACTCCATTTGCTCTTTTGCTTCTTGTTGTATTAATTTAATTTCTTCTGGGCTAGGAGGCTGTTTCGACCAAACATTAACATAAGCAATTTGTTCTTTTGTATAAACTTCATAATAATCAAGAATTTCATCTTGTTCTCCTTCTAATGTATATGCTTCAAACTCAACATCTCCTGGTTGAATGTTTTCAGATTCATGTATATCTCTCATTGAATATTGTTTACTTTCTGGAGAACCATTTGCTCTTACAATTTTTTTCTTAAATTGAGGAAATAGTCTGGTAAGACTAGTTTTTGATAAATTCTTTTGAACAATTATATAACTAGCATCACGAAATAAAAAATCTCTACTCATTGGGTCTACATAAACATCGTAAGGGTCAATAGAGTTAAATATAACTTCTCCCATCCCTTCATCTCCATCAGGATTTATGTCTACTCTAAATAATCCCATCCCTTTAACAAGAGCATCTTGAATTACAGATGAAAATAAATTTTTTCCATTTGATAAATGCCAACAATATTCAGCTATCATACTATGAACATGAGCTATATCTGAATCGCTACCTTCAACTCCAATTGCTTGCCATTTAGGATTATTTGCAGTTACAAAATATTTCATAACTTCTATAGCTGGGGTTATACGATTAATAATAAAATCTGGCATCCCTCCTTCACGCAAATCTTCTTGTTCTTGCGCAGAAAGTTGCTCATTTAAAAAGAAATCCATGCTTTTCTGAGAATCAGTAAACCATTTCTTTCTATAGTAATTGTTTGCTTTTTGAAATAATTGTTTATTTACTTCAGCTTTATTTTTTCTTCCTCTTTTTGCCATACTAATCCCTTATTTCAAAATGTGGTAAATCGTCAAAATTGTTATCTTTTAATTCAGTATCTCTATCCCAGTCTCCACCCCAACGAATAGTAAGTCCCATTGATGCTGCAATACCCATAACAAAACCAGCAAAATATGTAAAACGTTCCCTATCTTTCCAGTCTATTGGATAAGGAGCAACGTCTACAGCCAATGAAGGATATTGGTTATGTCTACCTTTTGGATATTTTAATTTACTAAAACCTTCTTCAAATAATTTATTCTGTTCTTCTTCTCCACGATGACCTTGTAGAACAGTACAATCAAAATCTTCAACTACTCTTTCAAATAATTCAATTAATCTTGGGTCGCAGGTATTTAATCTTTCTTGTGATTTTTTTCCAAAACTTGCCATTAATAGCTCATTCCAGACATATGTCTTAAGCCCATCGTTTCTGCCTCATCCATCTTATGTTCCTCTTGATATAAAGAGTCCATATGAGCATTATATTTAGCACCTTCTCTAGTTAAACCCTGTCTTTCAAGATGGTCTTCATATGCTGCATCTTCCCAATTATGAATTTTTGCTTGTTCTTCAATCCATTTTTCATATTTAGCATCATTATATAATTTATTTTCAATTTCAGCCCAATTTAATTTCATAGGATTTTTACCTATATTTTTTTCTTTTTCTAGATTTTTATTAAACTCATATTCTCTATTTGTATTAACTTTATCTACCCATTCATCAAATAATTTATTTTCTATTTTATCTGATGGAATATTATTAATAGATAATGGCATATTTGAATATTCTCCTTGTCGATTTACTCTATCCCATTGGTCTCTAGTCAATGTTTTTCCTGCATTCCAATCAGCAACAGTTTGTATATCTAAAGAATCTCCTAAATACAAATTTGCCATTTGTTCTTGTTGTGAACCATATTTTTTGTAACCATAATCTTTTATTTGTGACATAGTAAGATTACGGTCAATTAAATATGATAGCTCGTCTGTTGCTCTTTGAACATCTTCTGGTTCTAGATTTTTTTTCATATCTGGACCTGGTTTAGGCAATAACCATAAATCTTGCAAATTAGATTTCAAACCTTCAAAATTATCTCTTTCTTCTTTCATTGATTCTATAACACCTTCACTATATCCATACAAATCTGGATTATTAAGAATATGAAGCATAGTATTTTTCATTTTTTTTGGGTCTGTATTGCCTGGAAAAGCAATACTATTTTGAATTTCATTCATTAAGAAATGTTGACTGCCATTCATTAAAACAAAGTTTCCAGTAGTGTCTATATATGCATTTTGTGCGTTTTGTTTATCCCAAAAAGATGGATGTCCTCTTTGAAGTCCTACTCTTGCTTCATAATGATAATTGTCTTCACCAGAAAATTGTGGACTTCTGTGTTGTGGCTTTCCAGCTATCATATCCATGGGGTCTAATGGTTTTTTCTTTATTTTTCCTTGCATAAAAACTCCTATTTTTTATAAACTTTTTCTGCTAGAGCAATACCAAACGAACCTAATGTTACCCAAACAAAAGAATTATAAATATTATCATTAATTATAATTTCTTGTCCTAATAAACCTGTTACTAAATCTACGATTCCAAATACGCACATAAGTGCAAAAGAAATAAATCCAATAATAGATTTTTCGTTATATTCGTTTTTATCTTTAAATATTGCCCACATATTTTACTTATGCTACTAACCAATGTTTCGCTTTTCTTTTTGGTTTATACCATTTTGGCTTATCTTTTGAATCATTTTGTTTATAATTAGGCGGAAAAGCATGTAAATTCGCATAATATAAACCTTCAATTGTGTCATCATGAGCCATTCTTGGTCCAAATGTAACGATTTCATTGATTAAATCAAACATATTTTCTCTAAAATATAATGAACCTACACTAAAAATGCCACTTAAACCTGAATAAATTCGATTTCTTTTCTGTGTTCCTCCTGGTTTTTCAGGAATTACGCTAATATCATAACGATTAATTCTCCTCCTTTCGTCATTTAGCGCTTGAAAAATACTTCTATTCATAGCAACATCTTCTACTGTAGCACTCTTGCAATTGTATTTATTATACAATTCAATAATATAATCTACTACTCCTTTTCTATCAAAAACTTTTCCATCCTTATCTTTTGCTCCTAGTGTAGGAATACTACGATGTCTTTCATATTCTAATACATAACGATTATTATTTGAATCAACTGCGATAACCATAATGACACTAAAGTCTGATTCTTTTGTATCAATATCTGTAGCTGGGTCACATCCTATAAAGGTATTAACAGGAACTTTCTCTCCATCTTTAACAATATAACCTAATTCTTCCTCCTTGTCATATTCGTAATATCCTTCCCAATATTTAATATGTTTTTGTGTCCAAACTGAATCTTCTTCTGATTGAACTTGCATCATATATTCTTGATAGAACTTAGATGGCGTTCCACTATCTTGATAGAATTTCTTTTTTTCTGCTAACTTTTCTAATGGAAACCACCCTGGCCAGAGAGATGTACCATCAGGCAATATAGCCTTATAAGTAATTACCTTCCATGCAAAATCGTCTTTATTTTCTTTTTGACGTTCATAATTAATGATGAGATTGTTAATAAAACTATCGTAGTGCACAGGAGTACCATTAACCCTAAGCCTACCAGTATGAGGCTCAATAGCAGGATAAACCACAGCAGTAACGAGATTAGAGTTTTTACTACGTGCTTCAGCTGTGATTGTATTGGCTTCGTGTTCGAAGTCATCGAGAATAATAAGGTCGTATCTCTTATGTAACTTAGCCCCTCCTCTAATCCCTGCAACATTCGATTTACTAATGAGTTTACATCCATTGGTTAACTCCACATCTTCTTCTGTCCATTTCTTTCCTTTCAAATTACCAAAGTAATATTTTAGTTTGTCGTTATACTCAAAGTGATATTTAATATAATCCATATTCCCTACACTTAATTTTTGAGTAGCGGATACCCAAGCATAGAATAACATATCGTCTTTAGGACAAAAACAAAAATCTTTAATGATACTTGCTTTCGTCAACACAGTCTTTCCATGTCCTCTTGGAAGAATAATAGCTAATTGCTTCGCATTTCTATCATCAATAGCATCCGCCATCTCATAGTGAAAGGGAGGAGTTTCACTTCTCATAAAATCGTCAGGTAAAAATAATTTACCAAACGCTATTAAGTCTTTACTTGCTAACCTTAGCGCTTCTTCCGCTTTGTTTACGTTTTTCTTGTTTATGTTCATCAGATTTATTTTTTAATAATTTTTCTTCTGCTTTCTCTTTTTCTTTTTTTGCTAAATCTATTAAATATTTTTGTAATTTATCTTCGTCTTTATTCATACGAATATACTTATCAAGCACATTATCAATCATCATTATATGATTTTGTAATACTTCTATTTGCATTGAAATTCCTTTAATAGCTCTTAACAAGTCATGTTTTGTTAATGTTTTTTTATTCATCTTAGCCATTATCCTTGACCTACCTTTCTTTTTTTATACTTAGGACTTTCCTTAGTATAATATTTAGTGTTATTAGACATACCTTGCCTAGTTTTCTTTTTTCTTTTAACCCTTTTTTCAAAGGTTCCAAATATTCTTCTTCTCATTAGTATTTCTTTTTCTTAGTTTTTTTCTTAGTAGTTTTCTTTTTTTTCTTCATATTATAGTTTCTTCTTGAATCTCCTGTATCTAATTTTTTCATTTAATTCTCCCAACAGTTAATACGTTCTCTATCAAATTCCATTGTAATCCAACCCGTGCGTTGAATACCATAGAAACTATATCGTGCATAATCAGCATATCTAAGGAACGACCCTCCTCTTACATACCATTTACGTCTTAAGGTCTCTTCTCCTTTGTCATCAATAGTCAAAGAATCCATTGGCTTACAATACAACTGATGGTTATGTCCTAAAAAGTATACATCGCCGTCAGAATAAACTGAAGCCATTTTATCAAGTTCCGTATCTCCATTCTTTGCTCCACTTTTTCCATGCCCACTAACAAGAAACCAATCTTTGTCGCCAATACTAATTTGTGCGTATCCAGGCAATCTAAAATATGGAACATCCATTTCACTTGCCAAAGTCTTACATACATCAAAATCTAGTATATTAAAACTTCTTAGATAGTCGTGATTCCCTCCTCTTATAAATAGACATTTATCTTGTATGGGTTGAACAAGTTTTAAGAAACTTAAATATTGTTCTTCTGGTGGAATGCCTTGACCTCTTTGGTTTATTTTATAATTAGGGGGAATCAGTTCTATCATATCTCCATTCCCAAACCATCGTGCATTTGGGTCTTCATATATAATTTTGATTGCTTCTTGGAATTTCTTTAAGTCAAACTCGTGAGCTCCAACGTGTACATCTGTTAATCCATGTATACGTAATTTTTCATCGCTTTGGACTTGAAATAGCTTACCTGGCTCTATGTGCTTCTTATCGTATTCTTTTACATCAGAAGGTATTGGTATTGAAAACCATTTTCCGCAAGATTTACAACTATATTGTTGTTTCAAACCTTTTTTAGTTCGCTTTTTACCTTCTTTTTTAGTCAACATACTACTACAATGTGGACAAATCATTTACTCCTCCTCTTTTGGCGATGGTAGAATTTTTCGTTGAGCTCCTTCTATTTCATCAGGGCTAAATCCTTGAAACATTCCAACAACACCTGTTTCTATTTTCTTAACTTGATTACCTAGTGTACCGATTGCTTTCCCTAATTCCTTTAAGGATTGCAATGCGATATTTTGGTCTTCACTTGTATCTGCTAATTGTTTGAGGGACCCTAATATATATGCATGGTCTATCCCAAGTTCCTTAGCGATTTCTTTAGATGTTTTTTCTATCTCACTCATTACTCTCTCCTGTTTAAGTAATATCACTGCTTTTTTTCTAGCTTTATTTCGATTTGCTTCAGTAAATGCTTTCATATAAGCACTCACAGCATCTTTTCCAACTGCCACGCTAGTGGCAAAAATTTTTTCTCTGTTTGTACATTTGGACCTCTCCTTCACCCTACTAGAAGTATTCTTGATTTTGGTACTAAATGTGTAGCGATTTGGATGTTTCTCAAAGTCGGTATCCATATATGTTTTCTTTGCATTGATAAATGTTCCAACTATGGTTCTTACATACCCTTTTGATTGTTTATAATTTTTAGAATCATTTGGATGCTTTAATTCAGTAGACACTTTTAATAGCTGAACAATACGCTTATCATCACTCAACACCCAATCACCTTCCTTTGCATCTCTCCATTCGGAGTGAAGTATCCCGTTGGGATGGTCCGCCTTCCATTCTTCTTTATTGTCATACACGTAATGACGTTTATGTCTTATCTTTCTACTTTCCACGAGATTTGCTTAATTGTTTGTGTAATGATTCAATTAAAAACATTACTTCTTTATCAACCCAATATTTTTTTCCATTGATTTCTATAGGTACACTTCTTGTTCCCTCGGCAGCATCGTCTTCATCTTCTATAGCCATCATGACTTCATCTTCATCATTAATAGCATTTGATAGAAGGCGCTCTAGTTTTACTAGCTTTTCCATTTGTCCCAAAATTCGTTCTTGTTCCTTCTGAGGAAGTTTACTAAGCCAATTTATTTGTGAACCCATACTTTTTTTTCCTTGACAAACTCTACGAAATCTTTTATCTTCAAGTAATCTACGTAGCTATCACAGATACTAGTAGATAATAGTAGATTATGTAGATTTCTTTTTCTTTGTTACTTTCTTTTTCTTTAAATCTTTTTCTACAGCTTTCTCACGTTCTTCTTCTACTTTAGCTATAGCAATATTCAATAGAGCTTCATACTCTTTTCGTTTTTCTGCATCTTTTCTGGCTACTCCAGTTAATGCTCTTTTACCTGATAGGTCTTTACTTGTTATATATCCGTCATCTGACATTATATACTCCTTTATTTAAGTTTCTATATGAATCTACGCA